CATTAAATGTAGCATTTACTAAAGAATTTCCATTATGATATGTTGTTGTTTTGCCGTCACCTGCAACATACAATCTCATACTATTTGAGTTTGGATAATCATATACACCAATAACAATACCTGTTGGTACAAAAGTGCCAGATGAGTAGTAACCAACGATATCATTTGGACTAAATGTGCCAACAACATTGGTCAATTCAATTTCATTTGTTTTCTTGATGTATTTGTCTGTACTAATTGTGTCAAAGAAACTATAAACCTTGGTTTTGTACAACATACCCTCAGCACTGATGGTAATTTCCTGTGGCCTCATCCATGGCAAAATACTAATATCATTAATGTAACCATTATTCAATGAATAAGTATTATCCAGTTTGCTGTATGCACCAAGAATATCTGTTCCAGTTTGATTTGTTACAGTTTGATATGTTGATGTTGTGGTTGTTTGTGTAACATTCTCTGTTGTTATGCCTGTAAATCGGCCACCAGTTACATTAGACCAAGTAGCTGTTGATGATACTTGGTTATCTAATGTGGTTGTACCGCCAACTGTTTGCCAATCACCTGACACCAATGTATTAACTGTGTCTGAACTTTGCCAAACGTGTAGATTTGGATCAACAATTAATAATGATGGTGAATACGTTGTGTCTACCCAATTGTCTACGTTAGGTGACAATGCAACCAAACCTTTCGATTCTGTGACAGAGAAAGGATTAATGTTGACTGTTCTACTTGCCAATCTTTGTGCAATAATATTTGTTGATGTGTATGGTAAAGAGAAGTAGTTGTTATAACCGGATGATGTTCGTGCAAAATTCAATAAAGAAATCGCTTGACTTGTTGGTCTCTCCATATTATAAGCTAACGCCAAATTCTTTAACGGGAAGTTTTTGACAGTTTGTTTTGCTGTCATACGCTTTGTTCTACGATTGATAGATGCATTAAAGTCTGCAACTCCAGAATCAGCTGCTGAGTAACCAGAAAAATCATCAACCATGATACCGTTTTTGAATCTGTTTAGTCCATATGCATCAGAAATCTGCAATGAATTTGCATTTTGTTCCAATGCATTTAACGCTGTATAGTATTCAATTCTATTAATTCTTGTATCCAATCCAGCAATATCTGACATGGTATAACGGCGATTTTGTACCGATTCTATAGACAAATCGGATAGTCCAGTTGAGATTTCTGTTGGAACATATCCTGTGTATGGTCTATGTGTAATGTTGGCCAAAACTAGTGATCCATCTGGTGCATTAGGCAACAATGGATTAATAGAAGGTGAACCTTCAATGATTTGAATTGATTTATCTTTTGATATAATTAGTTTGTCTTTACGTCCAAGATAATAAGAATAGTCACAAATAAAGGTCGACAAATCAGCAGGTTGTAATGTACCTAATCTAGTTGAAGAAGGATTAGAATAACGGAAAACAAATTGTGTTTGTGCATTGAGTATTGAGGGTCTAAAGTCTATACAATCTCTCAATGAATACACGGCACCATGTTTACTGGTGTATGATGGAATCTCATTGTAGTTTTCTGGTGAACTTGAGTTATCAATGTATGACATTTTACTAAAGTAACCATCACCACCACTGTGTTTATAATAGTCTAGAATAATAAGAAGGTTGCCTGTAGGTTTAACAGCACCTGGTCTTAATGTTAATGATGCATGGTCATAATAACTATCTTTTTGGCCGTTATCAAATATGTATCTGTTTGTAACATCATAAGAACTGTTTGTTAACATATCCAGAGTTGGATACACATTGGTTTTTGTGTCAATAATTTTTATAATTTCTTTAACATCAGACAAATATAATGATTGTTTTAAACCATTAGTCAAAACACCAGCTGCCTTAATATAAACGTGGCCTGTTGAACTTGCTGAGTCATCAACAAATGTATTTGTGGCCACAGTAGTCATATAACCAGAAGCATTACTTGATACTGCTGTTGTATTTCCTGTGACTAGATTTTTAATTCTTAGTATGTGACTAGTGTTAGTGCCATCAACAACAAACACCTTTGCAATAATTGTTGCAGTAAATGCGGTCAAATCTGATGTTGGTGTTGTGAATGTTGCAACCGAACCATCATTATTTAAGGTAACACTTCTACCATTCAATGTCCAAGGAACAACTTGTCCATTAGTCAGTGTACTATTTGATTGTCTGTCTGTAACAATAATTGTATAACATTGTTCAACAACATCACCCGATAATGTTGTGCCTTCATTACCCAAATGTTTAATAACGTTGGCGTAACTACTTGTGTAAGACAATTCAGCTGACAGAGTTGAACCAGAAACGTTAAAATTTATACCTTTAATTTCTTGATATGTTGTATAAGATGGTGATGAAATTTCAGAAACAAATGGATTACCAATTGGGTAAATCATTTCTGGTATATTTGGATTTTCAAAAATGGCATCACCTGATGGTATGTTACCAACTTTTCCTTGATTGTCAATCCTTGCACTGGCATATCTTACTTTTGGATATGTGTTATCACTGTTTGTAAACACCATAGATTCAATATCTGGTGTATCAAAGTTTAAAACATATACTGATGAACTATCTGGTGTAACACTCCATGATTGACTTACTGTTGCAACTCTTGTAGTGCCATTGTAATTTGAAATAGTTCTGGTCTCACCTGCATTGGTTCCTCTGGTGATAGTAACATCAACGCCTTCATACGCACCATCTACCGATGATGTTATACCATTAATGCTAGCCAATACTATTGATGTTGCATTTGCTGAAATGACATTTGCTGAAATAGATTTGTTTTCAATGTCATAAATGTGTGCTTTGAAAACATAAGTTGATGCATCACCATTTGATGGACTGCTATCAAATTGTAGTCCACGAATATATGCTGTTGCAACTAATGTGGAATTATAAGTTGATGTGTTTGCGGTATTGATATTTGTATTCGAAACACAATGAAAATCTACTGTGTTGGCTGTTGTTACGGGAAATGTGGATGTACCTATGCCACTAACATTACTAACCAAAAAATAACTACCATAATCTATAAAAGATGGTTCGTTATTTTGAGATGCTGTTGTTCTAGCACGATTAGAAATGATATTGATTGGTGATGGATTTTCCACACGATATCCGTGTACATAAGCCAGACCTTTACCAATGTTCATGGTATATTTGTCTTCATCATCTGCATAACTTTTTGGCGTTAACTTGAAATCTTGTATGATGTAGTCACCGTTGGTTTCATAATCACGTTTGGCAAAGTAATCATCAATGGTTGCATAGACTGAACCATCAACCATTCTGTATACACTACCATCCTCAATTCTCACCAATTCAATAAACAAAGAATCGTCACCAAAAAATAACGGTCTTGATGATATCTGTAAACTGATTACATAACGGTCTGCACCTGGTGCTTGATAGTTGGATGCACCAACTGCTGGATCCAACAATGAATTATCGTTTGCGTAATCGAATATTGTTTCGGTTATTTCCAAACCAACCCGTCTTGATGGTGTATTACCATACTTGTCCAAGATAACTGTTTGTGGAGTTACTTGAACAAAGTTACCTAGTACATAGAAAACGCCTTGTGAAATGGATGCAATTGATGATGGACCTACTGATTCACTTGGCATAGCCTGACAGGCTAGATTTGAATCTGAATCATAAATGATATCGTTGTCGGTAAATTGTGTTCCGGTTTTGTATGAAACAATCAACGTTGCCGCATCACCTTCACCTGCTGTGCCTGTTGCTACCGCAGTTGTTATAACTCTAGCAACAACAGTTCCATCAGCATTTCTAATTAATTTATTCTCAAATTGTTCGATATCAATATTGATACCTTCAAATGAATCTTGAATCTTAATATACTTTACATCAAAATTGGTCGTAACCTGTCCACCTGTAACGGGAGAATTTTGTTTGAAAATGTTGTCCGCAAAACTGGTGATTTGATTTTGTAATATAGTTTGCGCTTGTGTTAATTCTCTTGCTTGTACAGCAACACCAGGTTTAAACAATATACGATGGAAGTTTTTTGTTCCATCGAAATCGTCATAGTATGGATCAACGTTAAAATTTAAAGCCATTTTTTTCCCTTAGAAACCTAATACGAATCTGAATTGTTCTATGCCATCAGTACTTCTTTGAACACCGGATCTATTCTGTACATAAATCATATAACCAGAATGAACTGCAAAATTTGGAGTACTATATGACAATAGTGTTCTTGTTGTCTTTGAATCTTGGCCAAATATTGGACTGTTATTTGCTGGAGTTCCTGTAGTATTTATCAGCTTAATTAGATTGGAACCACCATCAAAACTCAAAACGTTTGCATAAAATGTTGGATTGGCCAACGTACCTTGATATACGAATTCATCTGGTGTATAACCTGCATCTGAACCTGGAGCCACAACAATATTTGTTGTTGTGCTATAGATAATACCATTAGCTGGGTTTGGATTGAATTGTTTTGTGGTTGGATTTACTATGATGCCTACTTGGTGATAGTCAATATCTGTTGGCACGAAACCATTTTCATCACCATCAAACTCGGCGGTCAACATAACATGTTCGCAACCTAATTCGGAAATAGGATCAAAACCGTGGCCACCAATTGGTGATGTTGCCCATGTAACGTTGGCGTTACTACCTATTGTGGAAGTCACCGCAATATTGGCATAGGTATAGTTGCTACCTGGATTTACCACAATAATATCTCTAACTGAACCACCATCCACTAATGATTCCACGTTTGCTGATGCGCTCGCACCTGTGCCGTCACCTGTGATAGTAACATACACAACCGCATTGACCGTGTCATATCCTGACCCACCATTTATGACGTTGATAACATCTATACTGCCCGCACCTGCACTGGTAACTAATGGATTAGGAGTGTTTGAACCCACCTGCACAGGCATCCATTCTTTGTCCATGAATTTTAGTTTTAGACCAGTGTCGATGGTGTACATAAATTTCCATTTGTAACCATCGTCACCTTGGAAGATTCTGTTAGCTGAGTATGTACCAGGTTCAAAGTAAGGTTCTCTTGTTGATGCACCAGCGTTGTTGTTCCACAAACACTTGAAGACCTGGTCGTATTTGTTTTTGACGTAGAATGTTTTAGTTATAAAACCGTTTGCATCTTTAACCAACATATCAACATCGTCACGGAAATAATCATACACTGTGCCTGTAGTCCAGTTCACTCGCTGAATGACTGGTGAAATATCACTTGTCTTAATTTGTTTTGCAACAAAGATATTCTTTTGAATTTGTTTCATTGACTTCAAGTCACCTGTTGGTGTAACAGGATTATTATTGTCTGCCCATGGAGTTGGCTTGGCCAAGAAACAATAGTAAGAATGAATTGGTATTGTAATTGCAGGTGGTACTACTGCAACTGGTGCATAATACAAAAGGTCTATTTGAGAAACCTTTGATGCGCTTGTGAGTATGTTTTTATTTGCCATGATTTATTTATCGTGCCTTTATTTGTCTGTCATTTTAAAATGGCTTAGTTATATTTTATAATCCAAAATTTCTTCTGTGAACATGATAATTTTGAATAATTTCATCAGAAGACAATGCTCTATTATATATTGATACTTTACTAATTCTTGCAGTGGCATATTCAGCACCAATAGGATCACCACCAACATAAAATGGCATAGCGGATGCTAAAAGACTTGGACTGTCTGCATCTCGCAAACCCACTTGTGTTCCATTAACATATAATTTTAGGTTATTTGTTCCGCTTTGTGTTCCATCATACACAGCACTTATATATTGCCAAGTATTAAGAGCAAACGCATAGAATACTTCAGCAGGATACATTTCAAATTTTTGAGTGGTTAATTTGTAGAATGTTATCGGATTGGCATTTCCCCTATACCCCATAAGTATTTGACCATCACCGTTTATTGTAGGATACGCCCATACATTCCATGTAAATGCGGTAGAAGCTGTTTGTTGTGGTGTTTGATAAGTAAAACTTGTTCTCTGAGTTGCACCACTACCAAAACTAAAATATGCACCAATTCCAGAAGTATATGCTGGTGAATTAACTATTGTTCCTGTGTTTCCATTACCACTCAAATCTGTCCAAGTTGTTCCACTACCAATATAACTGGTAGTGTCTGCTGCGTCCAAATATAGTGATAAACCACCCGTAACTAAACCTGTGGGCAGACTAGTATTACGGGGTCTGGCATTACCGACCACCATGGCCATCATACCACTCATAACGGAGAAACTCCAGTGCCGTTAATAAACCAAGTATTTGCGTCTACACACATAAGAGTTGCCATACCATATGTTGTTACATTACGACCAGCAGATGTTGTATTGCCTGCTAAGAATAATGATACTCCAGTATTTGGCGTGATAGTCACATTCGCACTTGAGGATGTTTTGGATATAATTGTTATAGTATGACCATTAGCGAATACTGTTTGACCTGAATTTGGTATAAACAAGTTTACGTCAACTGACTGTGTATAGTAAATGTGTTTACCTGCATCAGTTGTTTGTAACACATAATTGGTTGTTTGTCTATTTTGTGGTATTGTATTTGCCGCCGTATTGGCCTGAGTGAAAGCACCATTAGCAAATGATGCAGTTGTATTCTGTGATTCGTAAGATGCATTGGCTGTTACAAAAGATGCATTAGCAAAACTAGCAGCTGCATTGGCTGTTACAAAAGAACCATTAGCAAAACTAGCAGCTGCATTGGCTGTTACAAAAGAACCATTAGCAAAACTAGCAGCTGCATTGGCTGTTACAAATGCACCGTTAGCGAATGATGCAGTTGTATTTTGTGATTCGTAAGATGCATTGGCTGTTACAAATGCTGCATTGGCAAATGATGCAGTTGTATTTTGTGCAGTATAGGATGAGTTGGCTGTAACAAATGCTGCATTTGCGAATGATGCACCACTATTAGCAGTTACAAAAGCACCATTAGCAAATGATGCTGTAGTATTTTGTGCTGTATAAGATGAGTTAGCTCTAACAAAAGAACCATTAGCAAATGATGCAGTTGTATTCTGTGATTCGTAAGATGCATTGGCTGTTACAAAAGATGCATTAGCAAAACTTGCAGCTGAGTTGGCTGTTATGAAGGCACTGTTAGCAAACGATGCCGATGAGTTAGCAGTTACAAAAGATGCATTAGCAAAACTTGCGGCTGAATTGGCTGTTACAAAGGCACCGTTAGCAAATGATGCTGTAGTATTTTGTGAATCATACGATGCATTAGCAGTTACAAAAGCCGCATTTGCGAATGTTGCACCAGAATTAGCCGATACAAATGCACCATTAGCGAATGATGCTGCCGAATTGGCTGTTATAAAAGCCGCATTAGCAAATAATGAATTTGAGTTTGCCTTATCATAAGAAGCATTTGATGAAACAAAAGCCCCGTTTGCAAACGATGCAGCACTATTAGCCTGTGCATAACCAGAGTTGGCTCTTGTGAAGGCCGCATTGGCAAATGTTGCAGTAGTATTTTGAGATGTATAAGAGGCATTAGCAGTTTCAAAGGCACCGTTAGCGAACGATGCGGTAGTATTCTGTGCAACATAAGAAGCATTGGCTGTAATGAATGATGCATTGGCAAATAATGCACCAGAATTGGCTGCAAGAAATGCACCGTTGGCAAAATTGCCAGCAGAATTTGCAACGCTTGATGGTGTATTTGCCTGTAAGAAAGCCG